AGAAAATAAATAAATTAAAAGGTGCAACATATTCGGCATTAACAGATGCTGAAGCCAAAGCATTATTTGGGGAGTAACCCATGGCACTCTCTAAGGTCAACTTCAACAGTCTAAACGTAACGCCTGCAGCAAGCAAGGCGATTAAGTTTAACTCCAATAACAATGGTATAGAGACAGGGGATGTTGGGGGGAGTTTGGTGTTATTGGAGACACAAACAGCTAGTTCTAGTGGTACTTTAAGTTTCACTAGTGGTATAGACTCTACCTATAAAGAATATATTTTTAAATTTATTGATATACATCAAGCTACAGATGAAGCATCATTTTCTTTTAATGGCTCAATAGATAGTGGGTCAAACTATAATGTTACAAAAACTACAACTTTTTTTAGAGCATTTCATACAGAGGGTGATGGCACAGCAAATCTAAGTTATTCAACAGGAAGAGATTTAGCACAATCAACTGATTTTCAAATTTTAGCATATAAATCAAGCAACGCTAATGATGCTGGTCATTCGGGATTTTTACATTTATTTGAACCTAGTTCTACAACTTTTGTAAAACATTTTGTAGGAAATATGTCGTCAATTTATAGATCAGGTGAACCAGGTGAATATGAAACTTTTGTTTCTGGGTATATGAATACCACTAGTGCAGTTGATGCTATACAATTTAAAATGTCTAGTGGCAACATAGACGCTGGAACAATCAAAATGTATGGAGTATCATAGTGGCCTTAACAAAATATAATTTTAATAGTTTTGATGTAACAAGTGCAGCCAGTAAAGCCCTAGGGTTTAATTCAAGTGCTAATGGATTTACAACTATTGATCCTGGTAGCATGACACTTATTAAAACTTTAACAGCTAGTTCGAGTGCTACATTGTCATTTGTAGATGGTAGTGATGATGTAGTATTAGATTCTACATATCCTATTTATTTGTTTAAGTTTATTAATATTCATGCAGCTACTAATGATACAGAATTTCAATTTCAAGGAAATGCTGCAGGTGGAAGTGGTTATAATGAAACCATAACATCAACAGTTTTTAGAGCACAGCATACAGAGGGCGGTGCATCAGCGACTGTTGGTTATAGAACAGGAGAGGATCAAGCACAGGGAACTAGTTTTCAAACAATATTAAAAGGCACAGGAAATGGAAATGATGAGGCTGTTAGTGGAGAAATGTTTTTGTTTAATCCTTCATCAACTACATTTGTTAAACATTTTTTATCTAATCTTACAACAAATTCGCATAATGATTTTAATTTAAATGTTTTTACTGCTGGATATTTTAACACAACTTCAGCAATAGATGAGATACAGTTTAAAATAAGTAGTGGCAACATAGACGCTGGCACTATAAAACTCTACGGAATTAAGGATAGTTAATGGCTCTTAATAAATTAAAATATAATAGTCTTAACCTAACCCCTGCAGCTAATAAAGCAATTGGTTTTGATTCTGATGCTGATGCACTAGAGGCTACCCTTGAGGGTGGTGCTATGACTTTTATTAAAAAGTTAACTGCTAGTTCAAGTGCAAATTTATCCTTTGTTAATGGCAGCTCTGATGTAGTATTAGATTCTACTTATAAGGAGTATGTATTTGTATTTAACAATATTCATGCACAAACTGACGATACTTTTGGAACTTTTCAAGCTAGCACAGATGGGGGTAGTAATTACAATACGACCGCTACAACGACTTTTTTTGCAGCAAAACATGATGAAGCAGATTCAGCAACTTCACTATCTTATTCAACTTATAATGATTTTGCCCAATCAACTTCGTTTTTGTATATTCAACAACCTTTAGGTGCAGATGCCGATCAATCTTTTAGCGGTGTGATGAATTTATTTAACCCATCATCAACTACTTTTGTAAAACATTTTATATCTAGAGTTAATGGAATAGCACATAATGATAGAACAAATGATAATTTAGTAGCTGGATATTTTAATACAACATCCGCTATAAACGCTGTGCAATTTAAAATATCATCTGGTAACATAGACTCAGGAACTATAACCTTGTATGGAATAAATTAATATGATAGATAATCAAAAAGGAGAACAAGCATGTACATAGGGAAGACCCCCACAGTAGGCAATTTTCAAGTCTGTGATGCGATATCAGTCGTAAACGGACAGGCAGCCTATACTTTACAAGTAGGAGGCGTAAATGTCGCCCCAGAATCAGCTAATCATATGCTGGTCAGTTTAAATGGTATCCTACAAAAACCAGGATCATCCTTTACAATCTCAGGTAGTACGATGACCTTCGCCTCGAATCTGGCGACAGGGGATGTAATTGACTTCGTTCAAATATTAGGTAACGTGCTCGACTTGGGCCAGCCGTCTGATGATACTGTGACTGCTGCTAAATTAAATAATGATGTTATCTCAGGGCAAACAGCTTTAACAGCTGAGCCTGACGATACAGACGAATTTCTTGTTTCAGATGCAGGTACGATTAAAAGAATTGATTACTCATTAATTAAAGGTGGTGGAATTACAATGGCAGACCAATGGAGATTGACCGCAGATAATTCAATGTCAAGTAGTGGAAATCAAGATATTGATTCAAATTGGGAAAGAAATGATAACTCTGGTTTTGGACAACTGGGAACTGGAATGACAGAATCATCAGGTATTTTTACTTTTCCGTCAACAGGAATTTATTTAATAAGAATTATTTATGATGTAATTGGTGGTAGTCAAGCAGATAGTGCAGTGGATGTAAAAATTAATACAACAGTTAATAATTCTGATTACACACAACAAACAGCAACTTATGCAAGTATGCATAGTAATGGTGTATATAGTGTTGGAATGGCAGAATTTATTTTTGATGTTACTGATACCTCAACTCATAAATGTAAATTTAGATACTATAGATCAACTTCAGGTACTATTTTAAGAGGTTCAACAAGTCAAAACGAAACTCATGCTACATTTATAAGATTAGGAGATACGTAAAATGATTAAAGATTATTTTCAAGCTGCTTTAAGAGAATTTAATACCGACAAGCCTAATTGGTATGGTTGGAAAAAAGAAGATGATAATGGAAATAAAATTCCTAACTCTGAACGTATGCAATACCAGCATATTAAAATTATAAAAGAAGGTGCAACAATACCTAGTGAGGCTGACATTAATGCTAAAATACAAGAATTAAAAGATGCTGATACAGCTAAAGCAAATGCAAGAACATCAGGTAAAGCTAAATTAAAAGCTGGACAAGCATTAACAGATGACGAGATAGCAGCATTGTTTGGAGCATAACCCATGTCAATCAATGTATGCAATGACAGATCCATGGCATCCATTACCAGTTTTCCTTCAGGTGTTTCTGGTAGTAGCTTAGTATTGATATCTACAGTAACAGCTAGTAGTAGTGCTACAGTAGAATTTACAAGTGGAATAGATTCTACCTACAAAGAATATATTATAAAATATATTAACGTGCATCCAGCAACGGATAATCAAGATTTTACTGTTAATTTTAGAGATGGTAGCACAGCTTATGATGCAACTAAAACAACAACTTTTTTTACTGCTCATCATGGAGAAGATGATAGTCCAGCAACTCTTCAATATGCATCGGGAAGTGATTTAGCTCAAGGTACAGGGGTTCAAAATTTAGCATACTCTGTAACAAATGACAACGATGGATCAGTATCTGGGACACTTAATTTATTTGACCCATCGTCTACAACTTTTATAAAACATTTTATAGCAAATTCTCATGCGATGGTAGATGATGGTGGACTTCAAAATACTAATTTTTTTGTAGCTGGATACTGTAATACCACAACAGCGATTGATGGTGTTCAATTTAAATTTGACTCTGGTAACATAGATGCTGGAACATTTAAATTATACGGGGTTTCATAATGTCAATTGTAACTTATAACAATAGAAGCATTAGAAATATCTCAGCCATACCTGGGGCAGCTAAAGCGTTAACACATATTAAAACTTTAACTGCTAGTTCTAGTGCTACATTGTCATTCGTAGATGGTAGTGATGATGTAGTATTGGATTCTACTTATCCTATTTATTTGTTTAAATATATAAACTGTCATCCAGCAACAGACGGTGCTAATTTATCTTTTCAAGCAAATGCATCTGGTGGTAGTGGCTACAATGAAACTATTACATCAACTACTTTTAATGCATATCACGATGAGGGTGATAGTGGAACTGCATTATCATATAATACAGGTATGGATCAAGCACAAGGAACTAGTTTTCAAAATTTAGGTGATAATACAGGTAATGATAATGACCAATCTGTTTCTGGAGAACTTCATTTATTCAACCCAGCATCTACAACTTTTGTAAAACATTTTATTGCATCATCAAATAATTATAATGCTTCTAATTATTCAACAAGATTACAAACAGCAGGATACATAAATACTACAAGTGCTATAGATGAAATACAATTTAAATTTTCTAGTGGCAATATAGATTCTGGTACATTTAAACTCTATGGAATAAAGGATTCATAATGAGCATAGTTACACTTAATGATAGAGCAGTTAGATCGGTTACAACCTTTGGGTCTTTGAATACTGGATCTATGGTGTTTATTAAAAAGTTAACTGCTAGTTCTAGTAGTGATTTGACTTTTATCAATGGTTCTAGTGATGTAGTTTTTGACTCTACATACAAAGAATATGTGTTTACTTTTAAAGATATACATGCACCAGGAGGTAGCGAGGATTTTACTTTTCAAGTTGATACAGGAACAAATACAAATTTTAATCAAACTATTACAAGTAGTATATTCAGATCATATCATAATGAAGCTGGAAATGACGCTGCATTAGGATATATGGCTGGAATAGATCAAGCACAAGGAACTAGTTTTCAAACACTTGTTGATGATACTGGCCATGATAACGACAATTGCACAGTTGGTTATTTGCGTATATTTGAACCTGCATCAACTACATTTGTTAAACATTTTTTAGCAACTACAAATAATGTTATTGACACCTATTCACAAAATTTTAACGTAGCTGGTTACTTTAATACGACTACAGCTTTAACAAGAGTAAGATTTAAAATGACTAGTGGCAACATAGACGCTGGAGATATTTGCCTATACGGAATTAATTAAGGAGAAAAACACAATGCCAAGATATCATAATATAAACGGTAACAAAGTACAGTTTACAGCTGAAGAAGAAGCAGCTAGAGATGCTGAAGAACAAGCATGGGCAGATGCAGCCCCTGCTAGAGCTTTAGCTAATCTTAGAGCTAAAAGAAATAGACTTCTTGCTGAGACTGATTACTATGCTTTATCTGATGTTACTATGTCAGATGACATGAAAACATACAGACAGGAACTAAGAGATTTTCCTGCAGGTAAAGATACTGTAGAAAAATGTGAAAATGCTACGTGGCCAACTAAACCATAATGGCTAAAAAGTTTAAGGCATACGTTGAAAGACCAAAGCCTAAGAAACGACCACGAGTACACAAAAAATCAAAAAATAAAGACGAAAAAAGAATGTATAAAAAATATAATAGACAAGGGAGATAAGAATGGTAGTCAGAAGAGATGGAGTGACAGAAAGAATTTTATTACCAGTGATGCCTGGTGGCCCACCTACTAATGAACCAACAGACGCACCCAACACTACAACATTGCCAGAAGGTGCATTACAACCAACAACGATGGAACAAGCTGGTGGTCGTAAAGTTATATCTGTAATTGATACTTTATTAAATACACCTAACTTACCAACTGGCACGATGGTAACACCACAGTTGCAACAAGTGCAACCTGGTGAAGCTATAGCAACTCCTGGGGTACAAGGTACAGTAGCAGCAGCTACACCTACACCTGGAACTGTGCCAACAGTAACAGCGGCTACAGTCCCTGGTGCTACAATGGCTGCCCAACAAACTGCGGCAACACCAGGATCTATAACAGCTGCAACAGTAGCAGGACATTC